TAGTTGCAAGTGTTGTACCGCCTTGTGTTACACCATCATGAACAACAACTGTTTTTTGGTCTGTATCAACCGTGAGTTCGGCCAAAGCACCAGTAAAAGATGCTGTCTGTGCCGTAGTACCTCTACGGATTTGAACTATAGTAGAATTGTTAGCTGCCATATTTTTTCCAAATTATATGTATATTTATAGTGTTCCGTAATCGAATAATATTGGACCCGGTGTTTGGGGTATCCAACCGTGGTCTATATATTGACCACCAGTTATCGTATAAGTTCCTGTTCCTGTGTTTGCTCTATCGAAAGCCGCTTGAGCCAAAACATTGGCCGAGTTGGCTTTATCTCTGGCAAATTGATCGGTTGAATCCCCGCCACTAATTGCCGTGGAGTTAATAGTAATTCTTTTATTAAATGTATCCGTAGATATGGTAATGTTATTACCAGGAATAATTGATAGTGTATCATACGGAGAAGTTGCTAATATCAGAGAAGAATTAGCATTGATTGTAGCGAAAGAATCGGTTGCTGGGCTAGTAGAAATACTAGCGATTGAACCATTTGAGGCTTTATAGAACAGTTTTCCATCAGCGTAGTTTAACGCCAACTCACCATACGATAGTGAAGGTGGTACGTTACCTGTTACACCTGATTTCTTTAACTGTACTGTTGTGTTTGCCATTTACCTTAAAAACTTCCGCCATCTTTGAGTGTATCTTCCGAATTACTGAAAACATCCAATGTTGGTGTTTCAGTAACTTCTTTTTTTACTTCCTCAACTTTTTTTCTTTTAGCAGGAGTTAATTGTAAATAGTCAATCTTATCATTTAGTTCTTTAATTTTTAATTCATACGAACTAGTTAAATCAGCAATAATTTTTTCATTATCAACACGAACATTATTTAATTCTTCCCGTGTTTTGTTTAACTCGGTTCTGAAAGTGTCTACATGCTGTACTTGATGTTTAACATTTTCATATTCACTTTTCATTGTTCTTAACTGAGAAATCTCCTGATTTAATGTGTTGATTGTGTTTAAATGGTCTTTGATACTGTTTTCTAAATTCTGATAACGTTGATTATCAGAATCAGTTTGTTGCTTTTTAGCAGACTCTAAATCTACTTTAAGAGCATCAATAGTACCATTTAAACCTTCAACCTTTTTAGTGTGTTCCTCAATTGTTTCTTTACTGATTCTATCATTCGCTTGTAATGAAATGTTTCTTATCAAACAATCATTTAATGTAGTAATCAATCCCTCAATATAATAATTAACAAACTTTTCATTACCCATTTCAAACTCCCTATTATAAAAAAATTATATAGTATTACTTAGAATGTGCCTCCATCAAGAGCACTTGTCCAAACCGGAACACCAGCATTAGTAACAGTAAGAAGTTGATTACTAAATGTTTGATCAGAAGTACCAGCAGCTGCAGTTACTAATAGTCCGTCAGTAGAGTTACCATATACTAGACCGTTAGTAGTAAATGTTGAACGACCTGTACCGCCTTGGCCAATTGTTAGACCAGAGATTGCAGAGAACGTTGCAGCTGTTACACGACCATAAGCATCAACACTTAACGAAGATACTGTGTTGTTAGCAGCACCAGAACCTGTTGCTGTATAGTTCGAGTTAGCAAGTTCTTGTAAAGCACCGGTGCCGTTACCAATTACAATTGCACCATTTGTAAACGAACTTTGGCCTGTACCACCTCTTGCAACACCTAATGTACCAGAAGTAATCTGTGAAGTGCCAATTGCAATATCTTCACCAGTAGCAGCAGTTACACGACCATAATTGTCAACTGAAAGTGATGTGATTGTTTTAGCAGCAGATAAAGATCCAGTCAATGTATAAGAAGCATTGGCAAGACTCTTTAGAGAATCATCACCATCCGCAACAACCATTTGACCAAATGTGAAGTTGCTTGAAGATACTACAGCATTATTTGCCTTATCGAAAGCGGCTTGTGTGTAATCATTTAAATTCAAACCATTAGCAATAACTTTATTAGAAACAATTAATGTACCATTGTTAGCAAATGTTGTTACATGAGCATTGTTTGCACGAATGTATACTTCTTTTGCAGTGTCACTTACATTAACATTAGTTTGTTCACCACCCAAATACAATTCAGCAGTAGAAGCATCAATTGTACCACCAGCACGAAGATGAATATGATTTGGTGCAGTTGGATCAACAACGATATATTGGTTGCTTGACACAGCATATGATTCATTTGGATACAAATTCAATACGGCGCCCGCATTACCATAGAATCCATCAGATACGGCTGTTGAGGCAATTAAATTACCCTTGACATAACCTGCATGAATGTTCGCTGTACTGAAGCTTGCATGAGCAACATCAATACTGTTGTTACCAAACAAATCAGGAGTATATTCATCAAATACATAGTATTCTTTTGTACCAGCATCACGGAAGATACCAGTATGCTTGGTTGTACCATCATTATACGTAGCAGAGAAACCAATATCAAGTGCATCTGTTGTATTGTTTGCGGCTAAAATAATTAATGGATCAGCAATATTTAATGTGTTGGTATTAACTGTTGTTTGTACACCTTGAACTACTAAGTTACCAGAGATGGTTACATCACCATCAATTGTTTGACTTGTGATTGCTGTGTTAGAACGAACAACTGTGTTATCAACATCAAGAGTTACTTGGTCACCAGAAACGGTACTTGTAATGCCGGCACCACCAACAACAGTAAGTGTATCACCACCAGAGATTGTTGTACTACCAGAATCACCACTTAAAGTAAATGATGTAGAAATCGACTCTGTTGAAATGGCTGTAACACGGCCGTTAGCAGCAACAGTAACAACTGGAATGGCAGTAGAAGAACCGTATGAACCAGCACTTAGACCTGGAATGGCATTAAGTGATGCATTTAATGTAACTGCACCTGTACCATCAAAGTTAACGCCGGTAGCAGAGATGTCGCCACCAGAAATGGAGAAACTTCTTGGTGTCTGTAGACGGACAGCAGCATTGGCAACACCGTCAATAGTACCAGAGATGAATCCTGTTACCGTAATGTTTGAGAAGGTTGCATTACCTTGAGCATCACGTTTAACAAGGGTATCTGGAGTTGCAGCCGAAGTTGCATTGTCGATTGCTTGGGTATAATAGACGCCACCAACGTTGATGACACCGTTACCGGCAGCAGTACCTAAGAAAAGTGTATTCGATAGATACGAATAACCTAACTCACCAGCCGCCAGAGAACTTGGTTTGCTTGTGCTTGACGAGCGTTTAATTAAAATATTTGTATTTGCCATTTTTTATCCTTATTATTAGGCGTTAACCACTATTACTATTTAGAAATTTCCACCGTCTACGGTAGCAACATTTATATTACCATTTGAATCTCTTAGAACTACAGTATTTGCTGCATTTTCGGTGGTCGTGAGGCCACCGATTGTAATAATTTGACCAGTCCTATCACCAATATAGAGTGTGTTGGCTATAAAAGAATACGCCAACTCGCCATCATTGAGAGTTGTTGGTCTCGTATTTGCATACGACCGAAGTATTTGTATTGATGTATTGGACACTTAGAATGTTCCTGCGTCTAGTCCAGCCACAGCGGCCGATACTGGTGCAACCACAAAAGAATCGGTTGCAGCTCTATATACCAGAACTTCTCCATCTTCTGCACCTCTAACATCCACATCAGTAGCACCTTTAATTGTACCTGAACCACCATAATTAATCGTGCTAACTCTCGGATTAACTGATGTACCTACTTGAACTCTTACTGTTCCTATCGTTTGATTTGACATTTTTTACCTCGTAACTGATGGGGAAACGTCTACAATACCTTCTAGTATTCTAGTAACTTGGTTGTTATTTGTTCCAATAATCTTTGTGTCGTATACATATCGACCTGGAGCAATATTTGCCGTTACTGCTGACGTTAAACTAAGAGTAATTGATCCTTGACCAGAATTAACAGAGGTTGTAAATGTTGCTGTCGTGTTGGCCGAATAATGGGACTTACGAATTTGACTTTGAGCGGTATAGTTTGTCAAATCAAACACATCTCCATACACATCATCTACCGTAATTGTGGTAGTGAAAGAAGTTCCTTGCTCGATGTATAGGTTAGAATAGGCTGCCGGCATCTTATTTTACTTATAGTTAACTATTATATTTAGGTTATACAAACGCTGGACCAGTAGCCCAAACCACTAAACTTTTTCTGATTCCAGAAGTAACTGGTGTTACTCTGTGTGTTCTAAAGGAAGGAAACATTGCTAAAAATCCTTTCTTTTTTTCTACAGTCAATATTTTTCCTGTATCCGATAATATTTCTAAATTACCACCTTCATACTCAGTTGAATCACTTAACTGTAATACCACAGACAGTTTTCTTGGTGCATCTTTTCCATGATCACAATGCCAAGTATAATGACCCCCTTCTTCTTCTCTACCATAATATGTCGTATACTGTAAAGGTTCATGAAATCCAGTAATATTAAATCTATAAAACTGGCCATTTAATTGCCTTAATATCCAAGACAACTTATCAAATATCCATATAGTATCTTGATTTGGAGTGATCCAAGATATATCACTAATACGAACATCTTTTGGTGGTAAAAGGTCATCATCTATTTTTGATGGTAGTTTTTCTAAAGCATCTCCAATTTCTATAATTTTGGAGATTTCTTCTTCACTAAAACCATCATTCCAAGTAACAAATTCATGTTGAGTTAGTCCAAAATTTGGAGCTGGCGCAATATTGTATAACATAATAATTCACTTTCAAAAAATAATTAATTAACTGTTCTATTCCAGGATACTGTAATTGATCCTGAATTTGTTCCTGTTCCTATAGAAATTGGATATATTCCTCTACGATTTACTGTAACGGAGTTATAAGACTTTACTTCACCTGCTTCACCAGGAGCACCTAATGTTCCAAGGTTTGCTGCTATTCCTGGCCAAGTAGAAACTGGTAAAGACGATGCACCACCAGAAGTTGCTCCAGTTCCAGAATTTCCTGAAGAACCTGAGTTACCTGGATTTCCTGCTGATCCAGCATTTCCATTACCACCAGAACTTCCTGAAGATGATGTGCCAGGATTGCCAGAATTTCCTACTGAACCAGGATTGCCGTCACCACCTGCACTTCCTACAATAGTCATGCCTTTATACTCATTTAACAGATAAGGAGAGAAAGAAAAATTAGTTGTACCTGAAGTTCCTCCTGTACCAAAACCAGGATTATTTGCATTACCTGGAGTTCCTGTTGAAGCATTACCTGTTCCGGAAAGAAATCTTGCAGTATTCCAACCACCACTAAACTGTGTAGAGATATAGTTTGTACCAGGGTTTCCAGAACTAGGGAAATTTGTAAATCCATTTCCTGTGCCTTGACCAGTCGGAAGTTGTGGAGATCCTATCTGAGAGTCGCCATGAATCCACCATACAGCAGCTGCACCACCGCCGCCACCGCCGCCACCGCCGCCTGTATTTCCTGCGTTGCCTGGATTTCCAAACCCAGCACTTCCAGCTGAGCCACCATTTCCATTTGCTCCCGGATTACCAGCATTTCCTGGATTACCAGCATTTCCTGGATTACCAGCTGAACCAGCTAAACCTCCTGGAGATCCAGGTCCCGCTAAACCTCCAGGACTTCCTGCACCACCTAATCCACCGGCTCCACCATTCCATGTATAATTATTTGTTGATCCGAAATAAGTTAAATTTCCTGCTGCACCCGTGCTACCTGTATTTCCATTTGCACCAGCATTACCTGGATTTCCTGAACTACCCGTATTACCGGATGTGCCGTCTTTGCCTGGCCATGTTGAAGGTGCTAAACCCCCTGATCCACCGGAAACTGATACACTTCCTGGTGTTCCAGCCGATCCAGGATTACCTGGTGATCCAGGATTACCTGGATTACCTCCGCCGCCGGAACTTCCTGCACTTCCTCCATAACCTCCCATCACAGGTACTCTGATATAAGTGGCAGGAGAAGGTGCATTCGAATTAGGAGATTTTGCATAAACAATTGATCCAGAACCTGCTCCTTGCGCTGTTGTGCTATAATTTCCACTCATTGATCCGTGGCGTGCACCTTTTCCACCACCTCCACCATTTCCGGATGCGTAGCCGCCTGCCAGGTATCCAGAAATTTCAGATGCACCGTCAGATTCAGGTTGAACAGTAAAGTTTGTATTATTAGACCAACTAACTGCTATATTTGTAGTAGAAGTTGTCCCTCTGGCTCCACCGACACCACCAGCACCACCATTTCCACCCGTGCCACCTGTGCCTGCGTTACCTGGATTTCCTGCATTACCTGGAGTTCCTGTTCCACCTAATGCGCCTGCATTACCGCCAACACCACCTGGACCTCCTACACCATTTGATCCAGGATTTCCACTATTTCCTTGATTACCAATATTACCAGGTTGACCTGTATTTCCTCTTGCACCTTGAACACCTTGCGCACCAAATCCTGATAGGTTAACTTCAGTTATACCTAGGGGAATTTGAAAACTTCCTGAAGTGTTAAACGTCCTTGAACCGGAGCTGACTACACCTTGTTTGAGTGTGCGAAATGCGACAGGCATTTTACCTGCCTATTGCGTAAAGGTCTTTTAATTTGCTTGTAATTTCGTCATATCCAACTAAAACTTTTCTTGGATATTGAGAAATTGGCAAATCTTCAACAACTTCACAATAAACAACAAAAGGAAGTTTAGTGATAGCGGCTGGTTGGTCTGGAGTTACAAACCAAAGGTTTACTGTATCAATAACTTCTTGACATTGATTCTCATCGGTGTAAAAAAGATGAACAAATTTGATGTTGTTGTCGTCCATCCATTTTTTGACACGATAACAATCAACTGCATCAGCGGTTAAGCCAGCATACAAATGAATATCATCAATTTTGACAAAAGACATTTTAATATTACTCCTTTTAATTAATTAAAAACTACTAAAAACTAAAATCGCTTTTTGGAATCTTGGAATCGCAAAAAATTAATTTTGGGGCTCCGAGCGTCCAGACCTTTTTTGTATTTTAGTAAGCATTAGCCATAGCAAAAGCACCAAAATACGTTGATCCACCATCAAACGTAAAATAGGTCAAAACGTCTGTTGCGTTTGCACCTATCGACAATGCTGGAGCAATTCCATCCGAGTATTTAGCAGTTGGCAAGGTTACAACTCTACCACCTGTAACATCTTGTGTTAAAATCAATGTAACTGAAAATAGATTTCCAGATGTTGGTGCACCAGTAAATGAAAGTGTTGTGCTAGCACCTAATGTTATATTAAAGATGTTTGAGTCTGCTAAATTAAGAGCATATGTTGCTGTTGTAACTGTTGCAGTATTTACATATTCTTTATATGCTCGTAATTGAACACTTTGTAAAGCAGCTGCTGAGGCATTGGCAGAATTGAAAGCCGCTTGAGCTAAATTGGTTGCTACGTTTGCTTGGCCATATCCAGAAGTAGAATATGTTTCAACAGCAGTCAATCGAGTATTCTGTGTAGCATTTGTTCCAACAGAAAGATTGGCCGTATTGAATGCAGCTTGTGCTAATAGTGTAGCTGCGTTAGCCTGAGCAAATGCAGGTTGAACTTGTGGGAATACGTTGTTGGCAGCTGCAAATGAAGCATTAGCATGAACATAAGCTGCATTTGCATGTGTATATGCAGAGAATGTAATATTATTAGTAGCATTAGCCTGTGAGTATGCTGAATGGGCATACTGATTTGCTGCGTTTGCTTGAGAGTAACCAGAAGCAGCGTATGTGTCTACAGCAGTAATTCGAGTATTTTGCCATGTGTCAACACCTTGAGTAATAATAGTATTGGATTGTGCAGAGTTGGCGGTTAAATATGCTGCATTAGAATGATTAAATCCAGAATTTGCGTGTTGATAAGAACTTTGAGCATATCTTTCTGTGTTTGCTGCATATAACGTTATAGTCACATTTGTGGTATTTGCAAAAGCATATGCACCGTGAGCATAGGCATTAACAGTATTTGCATAATCATAAGAAGCGTTAGCATGAATAAATGCTGCGTTTGTTGCATTATATCCTGCTTGAGCATATCTCAGTATCGTATTTGCTGCAAATGATGTGGCTACGTTAAATGTATTAGTCGACAATACAGAATTATCTACATGTTTTGTTGTAATAATCTGATTATATGTTGTTGTGTTAGGACTATTGACATCACGCAAGTCCCAATATGAATTTGCATCGTTCCAACGAATTTCAGCATTCATTGATGCTGGACTCATACCTGAAATTCTATTGATTACAAAATAAGATGATTGACCGTCATTTGTTCCTGTATTTGCTCTAAGAGTAAATGTGTTTGAGTCGGTGATTGTTACACCGTTGATTGTAAAATTGCCACCAACAGTTAATCCACCAGTAATTGATACTGTACCATCTACTGTGCCACCATCAGCATCAAATTTTGTATTTGCTAAATCAAAAGCTGCATTGGCATGAACAAAACCAGCGTTTGCGTGATAAAAAGCTGCTTGTGCAAGAATATTGGCTGCATTTGCTTTACTAAATCCTGTATTTGCATGTAAAAATGCAGCATTTACATACAAACTATTTAAAGTGTTGACATTAATTACAGAAGATGTTACTGTATTTGCAATAACACTATTGATATTAGCAAAACCATTAATTGTGGCGTTATTTGAAACTAGTAAACCTGTATTTGAACTATTTGCTGTGATTAAGCCACTAAAAATTGATGGACCAGCATTTGTAAGACCTAATGTTGTGTTTGTGAAATATACTTGTTGATCAACACGGAGATTGTTTTGTATATAAGCAGAAGAACCTGTTCCTTGAACTTGTAATTGGCCAGCAATAACAGCTACGTTTGCAACTTGTAAACCTAGAGTTGGATCATTTAAATAAAGTGTTCCTGTTGGTTTGATATAGTTGTTTGCAGCTATATCATTGTTTTCTTTTGCAAGATTATTGGTAACAGATACCCAATCTTCAAAAGTATTATTTAAATTTAATAGAAAAACTGTATTGGCCATTTGAATTCCTGTTTAATATTATTTGTCCAACATTGAAAACATTTTATTTAACATATCTTTTATTTCACCAATGTCGGATTTCAAAGAATCAATATCTTTTTGCATCTCTTGTTTCTTTTTGTATTCCATCAACGCAGCAACATTTGTATTTAATACAGCTTTGCTGTCCATATCTTTTACCAAATTAGCGTGTTCTTCGATTTTATATAATCTCATATTATGCCGTTGCAACTGCTCTAAAGTTTTTGATTCTAGGAACAATAGCTGGATTATCTGAATACATTACAATCTTAATAGAAAATACTTTAAAGTTTGTGTATAAAGAACCAGTGGTAACATCATTATAGGTGATATCTAGTGCCTGATATGTATCGGTTGTCCAATCATTTACACCTGTAGACTGTAAAGCACCACCTACTGTAAATTTAGGATTCATCAACACATAAGGTTGGTTATCAAAACTATTCTGATCGGTTGAGTTTAGAACTTTGTAATAAACTTCAATTTTGGTTCCTGGCCTACGGTTTACATCTAAGAACACAGTTAATCCAGTAGAATCAAAGTTATTATTAAGTGTTACTCGCTTTGTTATATATTTAGCAACACTTCCATTGTTACCAAATCCAGGTAAAAGTTCTAATGCAGTATTGGAAGCTTCGTTAACATAAGGTGTGATATTATTTTTAACTAATATTGCATTCAAACGCTCTAAATCAATAACTGGAGAAGTCCATTTATCAACGTTTTCAATTGTTGAACGAATAATAATATTACCATTAGCAGATTGAATTTGTCTTGTGTTATAAGCATTATCTTCATTGGCAAAAACACTAACTTCACCAGATTGAACAGAAGTTCCTTTATCTACAGTCAGAGTTTTATATCCAATTGATCCATAATTACTAAATGTTAAATCTTGTGTCATCAAATTCAGTAAGTCATATTCGATAGCCGGTGCAGATGCTAATGATGTAGTATCAAATGTTGCACGACCACCAGCAAAATCACAAATATTAAGTTTAAATGCTAACTGTTCATTTGGTGCAGCAACCCATGTCGAAGCATTCTGTGATCTGAATAATGATCCACTATAAGTTACTTGTGAAACTATCTTGTCTGTACCAAATTGAACTTCACCAACTTTAGAAGCATAAACACTATAGAGTTTAGAATCTGTTGCAACCATCAAAGAATATTGACCTGGTTTTAAATAGATTGGGTTTCTAAATGTAAATGTTGTTGGTAATCCAAGACTTTCGTATATAAGTGTTGAATCTGGAACAACAACTTCATTCGGATTCAAGTAAACAACCGAATCTGGAATATCGGTCTCAGCATCAGGATATCCATTAACTGTTGGACGAATACGAACACTAACAGGAGAAACAGAATCTTTTGTAGCAAAATGTAAATCTACAGAAGAAATGAATACACCTCTTGGGAATTGTATTGGATTAACAAAGAAGTTTTGTGATAATGGATCAATACCATCTAATGCACAATTACCAACAGATCCTTTTGCAGTTGAATACTGAGAAGAATTACTTGGATCAGTAGCAAATTGTCCAGCCAAAGTTCCTAATTGTTCTGGACCATATTGCGAAACTGTGTCATTAATCTTAACAACAGTATTTGCTTCCCAACCTTCATCACCAGATAGTGCCAATTGATAAGCATACAGATAAGCAGCCGCCATCTGTGTTCCTGTTGGTATTTGACCAGTAGCAGAGTATAGAGCACCATATAATCCATCATTGGATGCGCTTGTTCCTGTACCAAAGCTTTCGGTGATATCTATTAATATATCAGAATTGGCAGCAGATACACCACTTGTTGTCATCAATGTTTGTATTTGTGATGTTATCAATGCTTTACCATCAGCAAAACTCAGAGATGTGTTATTATAAGCGTCAGCAACAAATGCAGCTGCTGCAGTTACAGTTGATGCTGTTGTTGCTTGGTTATACATTGTAAAGCTAGCTTGACTTCCTGTAAATGTGTAACCATTTTGTGTCGTTGATGTACCAGACAATGTACCGCCTGTTCCACCTGAAGCACCAGAGAGATTCAATGTTGTTTGACCTGACGTGCTACCTGTATATACAGTAACGTTGGCAGTAAAGTCTGAAACACCAGGAATCGTGCTAACAATAGGAACACTAAATGTTGTATTTGATCCAGCAGCAGAATTCAAATAAGCATAAATTGTTGTGCTACCACCATAAACTTGTGTAGATGGCCGAATTGCAACACCATAAGTTCCTGGACCAGGTGTTGGTGCAGGTGGTGGTGGAGGCAATACCACAGCTGGAGGTGCCGGAGGTGCTGGCGGAGGCACAGGCTTAATTGGTGGTGGAGGTGGAGGAGGAATTTGTGGTGTTGTAACAGGAGGCCTTGTGCTAACAACATCTTCACTTTCGGGCAACAAACCTTTTGCGGTAAATATTGCTTTTGCATATGTTTGTGACTTAGATGGACTTAAAAAGTTATCTGAGAACTCGACTAGTAATTGTCCAGTTGGAAAATGAACAAGAGCATCGTTTGGTATGTTAATTGTACCAGAAGCTGCACCGTGAATATTCGTTACAAGTTCTGCACCAGTAAATGCAGATTGTCTAATTCTTAGAACAGGAGCAACAGCATAAGAAGATGTTGTCAAAGCCACGTTTGCAGTAGTCAAATCATAACCACGGCCGTTTTGTAACATACGAACACTTGTAATTGTACCACCAGAAACGTTTGCACGTGCAATTGCAGGAATCGTATTTGCGCCTGTAACCTGTATGATTGATAAATTATCTCCGTTAGTTAATCCAGAACCACCACTTACGATATCGATAAACGGAATACCAGTTGTAGAATTATAATCTGGAGTAACGTAAGAATCAATACAGATTCCATTCATAAATGCATGCAATTTACAATTTGGTGCCATGCCATAAACATTGAATTGAACTGGCTTACTTCTGGCGTAAGGAACAACAGCGCTAGAAACTATTTGATTAGTTCTTGTTGTTGACTGAACACCAGGTAATTGTGTCCAACTCATTCTCTGAGATGTCATTCTTATCGATGGCGCATTCTGTTGTTGGAAATATGAACCACCACTAAAGCCAGCAGCAGTGGTAATTATTGATTTTTCTTCAACTTGTCTTGTCAAATAAGTTGAACTACCAGCCCAATGAATCTGCCAATCTTGCCATGTTTGAGAATTTAAACCAACGTTTCTTACAAAATTATCCCAAGCCGATGTTTCTTCAGTTTTGTAAGTAATTACTGGAACTGTTTTAGTATCATACCAAACATCACTTGAAGGTGTTAAATCTACGTGGCCAACAAATCGATTCAATTCAAATGGATTAACATTAATAATCTCTGTTGCAACATTTTGAAATACCATAGGCACTTCATTATAAGAGAATGTTACAATATTGTTTTTCAAGAACAAATAGTTATTTTGTTTACCGGCAGTTAATTTAAATGCACCTTGTGTTGGATTTGTTACGTAATTAGCTACGTTTGCACTAAATGTTGGCCTTAAACATTTTTCAAATGTATCGATAGATGATTTATAATCTGGATTTGCTGCATCACCAACAATGTGACTTGTGAAACCATCAACTAAAAATCCATTTTTAAATAAAATATTTTCGTTGCTAGCATCAGTAACGTCAGAACCAGTTACTTCTTTTTCGAGTAATGATAACGAAGTATAATACTCCAAGTTACCAATACGTTTATCTAAAACACCAATATCACGCATTGTATAACGTCTGAGTGTAGTAGGTGTATTAATAACTGTATTGCTACTGAATGTGTATGGTGGAAATTCTAAAGTAAACAATGTCAATGCACCAGGTATATCAGCAGGTGCAACAGGATTAATATAAGAACTTACACCACGTAATGTTTTGAATACACCAGTTGGGTATAAAACAATCTTATCTTTACGACCAAGGTAATATCCATAGTCTGTAATGATATTTTCATATGGTGCTGGTAGTTGATATGTGCTGAATGTTGAGGTACCTATGCCATCTTCTCTACGAGGCCTAAAATCAATTACATCTCGTAAATTATATGTTGTACCATATTGTGGAGATGTAAACGAAGGAATATCAGCATAATCAACAGGATACGAATCTACTGTAAAGAAACCTGTACCACCAGAATGTGTGAAATGATCAAATACGACAACAACATTACCTTGTGCAGATCCAGTCAAGTTTGTAATTGTACCGTGATCATAGAAAGCATCTTTTTGACCATCATTTAAATAATATTGACTGATATCATTTGTAATTTGTGACCAATAAGCATTTGCTGTTTCAGGATTTTGATTAACGTTGCTGCTCGTTAATGAAATGTATACATTACTTTCATAAACAACTGCTACATCTTGATCGTATGTGGAATACTGAGACCAGTTACCAAGATAGGTGGAAGTATTACCTAATTCATAGACACCTTTAAAGTTATAGATATCTGCCACACCTAAACTGATTGGTGTACCAATTGCATTTGCCGAAACTTGAACTGCGGTATCATATTGAATAACTTTATTCTTGATGGAATCGCCAACCACACTAATGGTAGCGTAGATCGTAGCAGAACCGTCAAAGCCACCACCGATGTTAATGGTCGCCTGTCCTGCAGCGGCCCCAGAGTTTGTTATACTAATACTAACATTGGCCTGATCCATTGGTATGAATGTACCAGCTGCATAATTGCCACCAGCTGAAGTGGTAACAACACCAAAGTTTAATTGGCGTAGAGCCGCACTAATTGATCCGGATCCACCAACAAAGTCCTCATTACTACCATTTGTGTTGATGGTATAAGAACCATTTACAAATGTTGGAGCAGTAAAGAATCTACGAGTTTCATAATTTATATTTGTTACGTTTGCAATATTGTTTTGTGGTAGAGCAAATATTAATGAATTGTAGTTACTATCAACCAATGTATATGGTGAAATAGTGTTGGCTGAGAAAGTTACGCTAGTATAATTGTTTGAAGCTCCAGGAATAATCATCGAGCGAACATTTGAGAATGGATTACTATTCAAGCCAACATTAAACAAAAATGCTTTATATTGTGAATTTTGTCCTGTATCACTCGAATAATCAAAATTACGAATACGAGCAGTACCAATCTTTGTTGCAGAACTTGCTGCACCAAATGCAGCATTGTGTAATTCAACTTGAACACCTTGTTGAAAATTAATGATTGATCCTCTAATATTTTTAATTAGAGTATAATTTCCATAATATGTGGAAATATTTTGATCCGTTAGACTTTCTGTATCTCTTGCTTTTTCTAAAGAATATTGTGTTGGTGCAATCTTTTCAACACGGAAACCATTGATATATGCTTTACCTGTTGAAATAGCAGCAGGCATTACGTTAGCATCTTGGAAATAATCTTGAATTGATAATGTAAATGGATTAACGAAAAAATCACCTGATTGATCGTAGATACCACGAGCAATTGATTTTTGAACTTCTGAAAATATTGGGGTATCATTGATCGACTCTACAATACCAGAATTAATTCGAACTAATTCAATAAATTTGTTTGTAGTTAAATTTGTAACTTCTTGTGTGCTGACATAGGGTTTGTAAACTAGTTCTAAAGACACTTTGTAACGTGCGGCACCAGGAGCTTGATAGTTTGATGCACCAATCGCTGGATCCAACAATGAAGAATCAGTAAATTCATCAACAATTTCTTCTGTAACTTCAAAACCAACAACAACTGATGGGAAAGCATTAAGTTGGTCAGGAATAATACTGTCAGCAACATAACGAACAAAATAACCATTTGTAAACCAAACACCATCATCAACAGAAACTTCCAATGCACGAACTGAAGCCTTTTTATACACAGTTACGGTTGCATTGGCCAAGTCTTGTGTTAATGGTGTATTGATAGTAATAGAATTAACGCCTGTAATTGCTGTAACGTAAGCATTCAGACCAATTGATGTGAGAACAATATTATCACCAACACTAATACTAGCAGAGGAAACAGTTATATCTTTAGATAAAAATGTTCCTGAAACAAATCGTGTAAAACTGGTTTCTGTAATGGCTGTGGCTGTATATGTTGGAGCAATTTCGTAACCCATAACAGAATTAAGAGCATCACTCTTTGAATCGAAGAAACTAATTGTTTCACCAGATGAAAACGCTTTATTGTTATTGGTATTAATTGATTTTGTTCGAATATAAAGATTAATATCATCAACTGAAAGGACTCTGGCTATGAATTTTGAAGTCGTTCCTACAGCATAATAACCAACATAGTTTAAAATATCTTCTGACGTAGTATCCGAAGTTAATTTACATGTAATAATATTTGTGTCAACAAAGATGTTACCACCGGTAACTTTAGAACCATCAACGTAGATTCCAGCACCAAATTTAGAAATCTGATCTTGTAGTATTGTTTGAGATTGAGTTAATTCTCTGGCTTGAACTGCATAACCAGGTCTGAAAAGAATTCGATGAAAATTCTTAGTATCATCAAAATCATCAAAGTAAGGGTCAACGTTGAAATTTAAAGCCATTTTTGTCCTTTAGTAACCTAATACAATCTTAAATTGTTCAATACCATCTTCACTTCTTGTAATTCCAGTTCTATTTTCAATAAATGCCATGTAACCAGACATTGGTACAAAATTTGGTACGCTATATGTTAATAGAGTTCTAACTGTGCCTGATACCGTTCCGTGAACTGAATCGTTATAGGCTAATGTTCCTTCTGTATTTATCAGCTTTAATGTGTTGGTTCCTGAATCAAAACTCAGAACACGACCAGTAAAGTATGCACCTTCTAGTGTGCTGCCTTGATAAACTATTTCATCATTAGTGTATACCCCTTGGCCAGCAGCAAGAACTAAATCTGTTGTTGTTTTATATATTTGTCCGTTTGCTGGATTCGGAGATAATTGTCTTGTCGTTGGATTAACAATTATACCCAATTGGTGATAATCAATATCAATCGGTATGGCACCATTTTCATCGGCATTAAACTCAACAGAAATCATTACTTTGGTACAACCTAATTCTGAGATCGGATCGTAGGCATGGCCAGAAACAGGTGAAACTGATGCAATTGCTGTTGCGCCATTGCCAATTGCTGATTGAATTGCAACGTTTGCATATGTATAATTTGTACCTGGATTTGTAATAATTACATCAACAATGGAAGTATTCGACAATTCGACCGTTCCTGCGGCACCTGTTCCATCACCAGTGATTACAACTGAAATTGCTGCATTTGAAGGATCATAACCAGAACCAGAGTTTGTAATATTAATGGCAGGTATATCTCCATAACCGGCATCACTACCAAATGGATTTGGATTCTTTGTACCGATTGGTACAGGAATCCAGTTACTATCTAAAAATTTAATCTTTAATCCATCATCAACGGTATAAAGATATTTCCACTTGTAATTATCAGCACCTCTAAAAATATTATTTGTGCCATAAGTACCAGGTTCAAAGAACGGCTCTACAGTTGAAGGTGAATCATTGTCATTCCATAAACACTTGAATATCTGACCATATTTGTTTAAAACATAAAATTTGTAGTTTGCAAAGCCGTTTTCATCTACTTCAAATATGTTAACATTGTCTTGATAATAATCATACACCACACCAGATTTCCAATCAACTCTTGGTACAACTGGAGAAATATCGTTTGCTGTTATTTTTTTAGCAACAAACATATTTTTAAATGTTTGTTTAATATATCTCTGATCTTGTTGTGGTATTGGAGGATTATCTTCATCGTCCCATGGATCAACTTTAGAAAGAAAACAATATAACGATGCTAATGGAACATTAAGATATGGTGGAACAACTGTCACCGGTGAAAAATAAAATTGTTCAACCGAAAATTGTTTAGCAAAAGTTGTTAATAGTGTTTTATTGGCCATGATTTATTTATTAAGCGTTTTGAACTGATACAAATGTATTTGCTAAGTCACCATTAATACTGAAGTACCTTAGGTATGCAGAACTGGTTGCTGCCATAGTGATTGTTGTAGAATTGGTGGTTGAATTTAACGCTGAACATCCGTGAGTAACTGTTCTTGGATTTGCACTAGTATTAGTTAACCAAACTTCAACCACTTTACCATAATTATAATTTGAAAGTGTAATTGTGCAATCAGCTATAAGTTCTGCTTTAATCAATGATGTTGTTGCAAAATCAATCGTAAAAGCCGTCTGGTTGCCTACCAAAATTGTTGGTGAATAAATGAATCCTTTTTCTGGTGCCACAGTACCAGTAAAATAAACAGAATCGGCATTAAATGAAGCAATTTCATTAACAACATTTGAACCCGTTGGTGTATTCCAAAATCTTATTCTAGAACCACGAGCGGTGTCTGAATGATTTTCAGTAGCAACAAAATCGATTCTTGCATCACCAAATGGTGCATATCCTGTAGTACCATAAGAGTTACCAGCAATACGCAACAGAATATCATTGTTCTGTGTTGCTGTTGGTGCATCTACTGTACCTCTGGCAGCTCTACCAGCAATGATAGAGTATGATGAATTTGAAGTACCAAAAGAATCAATCAGCACTCTAGCAGGTACATTTGGTTTATTGGTCAATTGCATTAACGTGCCGGCTTGTGTTGGAGTTTGTGAACTTCCTGCGGCCGTGATTCTAAAGGCAGCTTCTGATGCTGAAAAATTTGAATTAGCTAAAACCAGTGTGCCATTGGCAGTTAAATTACCAGATACGTTGAAATTACCAGCAGTAAACACATCAGCAGTATTTGCAATTGCATTATTGGCAATATAATATGCACTATTAGCTAAAGCATAAGCCACATTACCTTCATCAAAAGCCACATTGGCATGTTCGTAAGCATTGTTTGCGTGAATAAATGCTACATTTGCTCCCTCGTGTGCAGCATTTGCGTGACCATAACTTGCTGTTGAATAAGAGAACGGAGCGGATGCAGTAATCTGTGTAGTATTATCTGGGAATTTTATACTGCCGTTTGTGTTAAATGTCCAAACATTACTTGCAACATTGATATTAACTTTTCCGTAACCAGAATTACCGGTACCTGGAACTATATTAATGTCACCACCATAACCACTAACTGCACCACCTGAACCTGTTGTAATATTGATTGAACCACTATTACCTGTACTGACTTCATCACCAGTTAAAAGTGAAAGGTTTTTAAAGTTGCCTGTACCTGTTTCGGTTCTAATTAATCCGTTTGCAGAAAAACTCAATCGATGAACAGCAGTAAGAATATTGGCTGTAATTGTTTGTGGGCTGGTTAAACTAAACCCAAATGTTGCGTTTGCCACATTTGCCAAAGCATTATTAGCTTTTAAGAATGCAGCATCAAGTCGATTAGTTAATGACGTTTCTTGTATTGAACTGTCACCAAAGATAATATTATCAACATAAACGTTACCAGTAACAACAAGGTCATCATTAATATCTACTTGATTAAAGAAATTAAACTTGTTGGCATTAAAACGACCAACAATATTATTTGATTGTGTGCCACCAGCAATTAACACAACATTAGCGTTAGATGATGCTGTACCAATAACTAAATTACCACGATAATCATTGTGTGATGGTCCATGTGAATATAGATAACCATCATAAGGTAACATAGAAGAATAAACAGGATCATTGAAACCAGGACCGTTAAATCCCATATCGATATAATTATTTGAACCGTCACTATTATTTGCAGACGCCACATAGTCACTTGAACCTACACCATCAAAGTTCTGTAGGTTGATTTGAATATATTCACTACTGGAATCGGTAAATTGAGCTACAACATTTTCTAATATAATTGGATTAGAACCCACATTTAAAACATCATTGGAATAAAGACCTTCTGCCAAAGTTCGAACTGAAATTTTACCTGTTAAACCAGAAACCAGATCAACACCAGCCATCAGAGTTTTTTCTGTGTTAGCGTTTAATTCAGTTATAAAAGGTAATTGTGATATTTTTACTGTTGACATTTGTTATCCTAATATGATTAATCTTTCATCTTCTGTTATTATAGATCGTCCATCTTCTGTTGTGAGTTCTGGATAGAACTGGATTCCAACAGGTCCAAATATTCGTATTGCTCTGGTTGATAAAGTTCTTTTAACTGACAATAAGACATTATTAGCATTGGCTGTAAGATTACCAACCAAAGTAACTGTACCGTTTGCATAGTTGACAGAACCGACTACAAACGTATCATTATTGGCATTACTTATTCGTACCGTATCACCTGTAAATACGATATCTGCTAATTTATTTTGTGTATTGCTATAATTACCATTGTTGACGAAATCGTAAGAACCAGTCAAGGTCTCTATATTTATCGTGTTTGAATTGACATTTCCTGAAACAAATGCAACATTTGCATAAGTCAATAGAACATTGTCTTTGAGATAGACTGTGTTCGATGTATAATCTACATGAATTACCTCTGACCGAACATTTGGACCATTGGTTGGAGTTAACTCCACAACAGAATTTGATTTTACAGATAAGTCATCACCGGTTGAAAATATGAATTGTGCAATATTGGCACCAGCTAAATCTTCAAATACAACCATATTATTACTGGTTGTATTAAAACTTGTGTTGATTGTGGCTAAAGACAATTCACCAGTGTAATTGATGATTGGTCGACCAGTAAACAATAAAGTTTCTTCTGTGACGGTAAAATTAGAGTTGGCTCTGAGAGCATATCTACCCAAAACTTTCATACCGGCTGGATGTAGAAGGCCTAATAAAGTTTCACGATACTTGGCTATCTCTTTCTCAACGGTTATTTGATAAGTGTAATTGTTAAAGTTTTCACTCTGTAATACGTCAAACGAACTTAGTTGACCTTTTTTATCAAGATATTGTCCTTGACTGAAAACGAGACCATTTAAGAATCTGGTGTTTGCACGAGCACGGCCGTCACCGTAAGTTTTAATACCACTAGAATTATACAGGCCACCATAAGCAACATTGGCCATTCTCAGGTTAATATTTTGATCAACTGTGCCTACTTTAATTTCTTCATTCGTATTCAAACGACCACTATAATTAAACACTCGTAGATTATACAATGTATTTGCTGGATTTGCATCTGGTGCCAAAAGAGCAATCGATTCTACAGTCGATGAATAAGAAGCAACGTTTACGTTACTGCCTTGATAAGCAATATCACCTTTTTGTGGAATATTCAAAATACTTAGATTTGATACAGCAATATCTTGAACTTTTAAAGAAATAATAGGTGTAGAAACGTAATCTTCACCGTTACTATTCAGTTTAATTTTTGATACAGCACCAATACTGGTTGTATTTGCTTCAAATTCAGCACCGTCACCCAAAACACCAGCGACAGTAATTAAGGCATTGGCTGCATTAGCATTAGCTGATACGACAGTCAAGGTTGGCAAAGCAGTTAATTTATATCCAAGGCCGCCTTTTGGATAAAGCTGTTCACCGTAAACATAGGCCACGTTTGTAATGGCACCGTTGGCACTTACTGTAATAACATTCGCATATGCACCATATCCTGATCCACCAGAGAAAACGATTGTATCATTTGCTTGGTATCCTGTGCCAGCGTTTGTGATAGCCATTGGACCAAGAATACCTAAAAACTTTAAATCACTATAATTGTTTGCCGTAACTTCATCGTCATTGTTTGTGGAATATAAAGCTTTTGTGGTAATTTGTGGTGGTGCAGAGAAACCTCCACCACCGTTAGTAACTAAAACTGAAGAAATTGGTGCCACAGATACAGTTTCAAAATCTAAAGAATTATAGATTGTTGAATACAAATTGGTTGTATAACTTTTAAATCCATAGTTTGCAACACCAATTTGTATACCAGATTTGGTGGCAATAGCATTATTGGCAATTAAAATTTGTGAAGCTTTAGTTGGATCGAGAGAAGCAACAAAAGCAATGGCACCTTTATCTGGTGTGATGATGATTGGAGATTCTAAACTGTAACCAAATCCACCATCGATTACATTAATTGATTGAATTTGTCCTGTTGTGACAGTTTCAATCTCTGCATTGGCACCAATAGGAAACAATACATCTTCATTTAGTCCACCATAAACAACTACAGGATCTCCTGGTTGATAATATAAACCACGAGCGGTTGGACTAATTACTATACTACTAATTTGACCAACAATTTTTGCTCTGAGTGGTTGGCCACCAAACAAGACATCTTGATTGTTTGCATCGACAACACGAACAAACTCACCAGACTCAAACAGCCGTTGAATGTTTGACAAAAATACTTCTGTTTTATTTCCAGAAACTACAGAATTTTCTACTGTTGCAATCGCTTTAGAATACTCACCTAGTAAACGATATTGTTTTATGTTTAATAGGTTATCATCTAATGAAGCCAGTTTAAGACTTTTGGCAATATACCAAGTACCAGCCGAAGCCCTCAATACCGATTCTTTTGTATAGAATACATCAAAATCGGAGTTGTATAATATTTTAAATAGAAATTTATAAGAAGCCGGTGTGCCTTTGGCTTGATAAAATTGTTTGGCATATTTTACTGCTCTCGCCTTATCAATTAATATATCTTTAGGAAAGAACGGTAAAAAATCATTTATGAAGTAGTCAATAAACTCTGTTGTGGTATTATCGATATCAGTGTAGTTTAATATATTCTTTGAACGATTAGTTACCTGACCTTCTCGTTCCATCCACTCATAGTATGCTTGTAGGAATAATACAAAATTTCCATAAGCCGGATCGTCCCGAATGTAAGCGGGAAGTTGATAAGGTATTAGTAGAGAAGTTTTTGTGTTATCTGGAATCATTAAAAGTTGGTTCTAGGTATAACATTGACAGTAATTGCATTCGAATCATATTCATCAATTGTAACAATTCTATTGTAAGAAGATGAAATTGTTGCAACCGTTGGTGTTGCCGTAACTGTTAATAAACCAAATTCATTATTGACACTAACGGGTTTGAAAGCATCTAAAGTTATAATACCTTTATCATATTCTATATTACCAATGTTATTATCTAAAACAGTTTTAGCGTTGTTATTGTTATTATAATATGTTCTTAATGTTCCATACTTACCTTCAAGATTGACAACTAAAGAACCTAATTGTCCTGTTGTATCTCCTGGTTGTGGAGTTACTGTGGCGATTGCACTTGTATAATTATTACCGGCATTTGTAATGACAACATTTTTTATACTTCCACTAGCCATAACGGCCATTGCTGTTGCACCGGTGCCATCACCTAGAATATCAATCTTTGGTGCATATTGATAACCGTAACCAGGATTAATAACTGAAATCGATTCGACACCAAAAGTTGCAACAGGAACTTCGTCAATGTATACATTATTAATTGTTCTCTGTGGATTGGCTGGATCTAGATATTGTAGAGTTGGTGAACTGCTTGTACCAGATTGAAACAATCCTTTTTGTAAAGGCACATTGTAATAAAGTTTATATGTAGTTGGTGTTGACAGATTCGGATAAAACTTTTTCTGTAACTTTATTTTATAATCACTGGTGATAACAGAATTATTAAAAGATTGAATTGTGTTCAACAAATCATAACTACTAAATGTTGAATTGAATGTATTCAAAGTCCTTCTACCAAAAGCTGCTATGGCATTTTTAATACCCACTTGCATTTCGGAAGCAGATAGAGATGTTTTTGTTGGATCATAATACACATTGACATCCAGTTTGATATATGTGTAATCCGGATCAACAATCGTTGGTGTAACAGTTAGAACACTAATTGGTTTGATAACATCATCAGCAATTCTTTGCTTTTGTACCTGTGTTAAACTGTAACCACCTGTTGGTTTCAATGAGATAAACACTTGACCATAGACTGGCGGTTCATTTTCTTCTCCGCCCCATACGTTAACAGCATCAAAAGAAAAACCTAAATCATTCTGTTGAATGGCAGAAATATAATCATTTTTAGATACCGCACGATTTTGTGCTGAATATGACTTGACTGCCTGATATTTAATTGACTCTATGGTTTCTTTTGGCGATCCTTGAGAAGCTCTAACTCTTGGTTGTATCGATAGAGATGTGTAACCAGGCACACGATCCATCAATAAGAAGTTATTTGCACCAGAAGCTTTACTGCCATCTGTTACAATATATGATACAGTAATAATATTACCGTCACTCAATTCTTTTCCTAGTATATCATCACCAAAAGATATTTCATAGTTTCCGTTGTTTAATTCTTGTAGAAAATATACCTTTGATTCTTTATCGAGTGTTAGATAGTTTGTAGCTGACTGATATACGTCATAAGCAGTATTGCCACTATTCTCTTGAACCAACACCTTTAATGTTGTCGTGTCAATTAAAGTATTTGTGATTTCAAATTTTTTCTTAGGATTAGTCGTGCTGTTTACAGTATAACGTCTTGTGATGGGCACACCTTGTTTCAATTGAACATTTGTAAATGTTGCAGTATTACTTGACACAGCCACAGTAGAAGCATCTGTTGTAACAAAATTATAGTTTACTCCGTTAATGGCTTCGGATAAGAAATTAGTAAATTTTGGTAAAGTAAACGAACTATTGGCAACACCACTAAAAGTTATATTGACGGTGGCTGTTGGTGCGACCGATGACCTTGGTACATAGTTTAATAGTTTGGCATGAGAAACTACAGAACCTCTTTGTAAAGCACTATCCAAGAACATCTCATTGGCAACCATATTCAAATAGAAAGAATTGTAATGTGTATTGTATGCCAGAACATCTAAAAGAACAGACATCGTTGAACCCTCAAAGTTATAGTCTTTGAGTGTGTCTTGTGATTGAAGAAACTGTATAAAGTTTCTTTTGATAGTGCTGAAATCTAAATCAGCAACTTTTATGTTAGAATTGGCTGTTGCCATTATCTTGACCTTTCAAGAAGTAAATTAAATGCTGTTGGCAAAGTATTGTTTCCTATAAAAAAAGATAAAGTAACTTTAAAAGCATTCTTATCTGGTGCTGGATCTACAACAATATCCTGTATATTAACTCTTGGTTCGAAATTGTTAATAACATTTCGAATTTCTGCTTTAATCAGACCAGCAGTTAAGACTGTAATTGGTTCAAACAAAAGTGTGTCAATATTTGACCCTAGAGTTGGTTGAAACAATCTTTCATAAAAATTGGTTAACAATAGATTTCTGACTGAACGAATGACCGCCTGTTCATCGTAACTTAAAGCTACGTCATTTGACACAGGTAACCTTCTGAAGGTCAAATCCAAATCGGAGTATAGTTTCTTAATTGTTGCCATTTAATATTTATGTCGTTAAAATTGATTAAAATAATCATAATAAGATGGTGGCGGAACGACCACCGGAGGCTCCGTGACAGGTATGACCACAATATTATTGGCAATATCGGTTTTAATTTTTTCAGTACCAATGTGATTATTAATTAAAAACTTTTGTGTTGTTCCGATATTACTTAAATTTGTTACCTTTGTGTAATCATCAATTAGTTTATTGGAGTTTTCGTAAAATGTCCAATCGTGAGTCCACCTATTGTAAAGAAAGGCATTGAAATTGTCTATTTCATTTTTAATTGTATTTATTTCTGAAATCGACAAACCTCCCGAATCAGCCGTTATTGTTATTGTATCTGATGTTACTGATGTTAAATCTGCTGTTAATGACGTTGAAGCAATAAATCCACCTGCTGCAGCAATAAAATAATTACAATTTGCTCCAATCGTTATGTTATTAGATAATAATTCATCGAGAATAAACAAACTAGTAAATGATCCCATAGCAGGTAAACTGTTTGCAAATCCATCGGTTTTGTTTAATATTGTCAGTAATACTTGTCCTGTATCAATTGCTGTAGAATATGTTGGTATTGTTTGTGATCCAGTGGTTTCTGAAATGCCAGATATATTATCTGTGTGCGATTTAAATCTATCTAATTGAATAATACAATTCAGAGATGTCGTTAATAAACTCAATACATTTTGATTAGGATCAGGAATTGTATATATTGTTGAGATTAAATTTGAAACATTTGCAGAAATACTATTACATACGTTTGCTATAGGATTAACAAAATAATTTGTAGTAACAACATTATTGTTAGCCATGTCATTTAATTGCCAATCAGACAATTCGATGTCGGTGGCCATGGACTCTAACGTATTTAATGATTCTTCAGATAAATCAAGATTAGTGCCAAACTTAGTTTGATCAAAATTAAATTGTAATCTATCGAATAAAGATGTCATGTGTTATGGCATCCGTTGTAGTGGGCCAGACGTTGCACCTTTTGGAGAACTATGGTTGTGTCCGTTAAATTTTGCTCGTGTTGATTGCATTGAACCCATCGAATCTTTTACTACGCCACCTTGAACAGTATTTGTTCCTGTAACCTGAGGTGATAATACTGAATCGTTTGCGACTACTTTACCGGCTGGATTTTCATAACCGCCTACAGTAAATCCTACGTTTACACCACCAATCGAATCTATACCGCCTTGTGAGAATACTTTATAACCACAAGTTAAGTTTGTTGTTGCATTAACAGAACCACCACTTGTTATACTACCTGATACGGCCAAGTCACCTTTGATTGTCAAAGCATTTTCACAAGAGAATGTAATATCTCCGCCTTCACCGCCAGCATCAATTGTAATTTCTTTTGCAGCAACAATATCAATGTTTCCGTCTGAGTTAATTTTAACATCACCACCAACTTGTGAGTATAACTTACCATCAACTTGCGAGTAACAATCACCAATTACGTGAAGTTTGGAATCACCATGAATCTCTATATTACAGGTACCTTTGATAACAATGTTTCTATCTCTCATGTAAACAGAGAAACCATCACCTAAAACAATGTGTTCAGTAGAACCATCAGGTAACATTTCATAAAATGTTCCGGTTCTATGTTGAGTTCGAATTCTTTCGTTCTCTGGTGTATCATCCATCATTTGTATGTGGCCAGATTCCGTTTGTGTCATGTTCACATACGGATATTTTCCTGGTCTCACATCATACTGTGTGTACCAAATACTACTATTATTCGCTTGTTCTGCCATAATTTACCTTATAGTATTTTTTTAGCTTTCTTTTTGCTTGATGGTGCTGAACCAGAAAATGTTGAAGCTAATAATGCAACACTGGTGCCTAATAATAGAGCACTCTTAGCGACCGAAGCAGCACCTGTCAAAGTTCTTTTTGTTTCTCTCAATAGGCCACCAAATTCAGAACCAGAGCTTTTGTTTGAACCACTACCACCAACTTTACCAATTGCGGCAGCTGCTGCAGATTTACCAGCTGCAATCAACCTAGCTAAAACTTTGGCCATTAAAAGAACAATCATAACAGGCAGTGCTTTTATCCATGCTATCAACTGATTAATTTTCATAACAACAGTTGCCAACATTTTGAAAAAGTTATCAATCGTTTTTAACAATCTATTTATTAACTTCAATTTAGCCTTCACCCATTTGATTGCTTCACTCAATTGAGTTTTAATAGCGCCACTTTTCGATTCATTTAACTGTGCACTCTCTGTCGAATCTCTTTTTGTTCGATTTGAATTTCTGATTGCAGTGTGTTGATTTTTTACATAATAAGGTAATGTAACTTTAGGATCACTAATTGCTACTGTATGATAATTTGTAAAAGAAACAATTGTGCCATTTCTATGACCTCTGGCTAATTCTGGTGTTGTTGGACGACCAGGAACATTCATACGATCACCAACCACCAATGGTCGTGGTGGATTAGTTTCTACGACACTATTATATTTACTTTCATCGTATTCGATTTCCGCTAATACTGGCATTTTATCTCCTCTTATTCCTCTGGTTCTTCAGGTGTATCTGTTGGTTCTGCATTATAAGCATCTACGTTATTGTTTGGATCTGTTCCTTCTAATTCTTCTGGATCAGCAAATTCTTCTTTTTGTGTATCTGTCATATCTGGTTCTTCAGATTGTTCAAACTTATAACTATCTGGATCTTGCCAAATACCCGGCATAACACCTAACATACAAGGTGCTTGACCACTTTCACCATCTAAAAAGAATCCTAGAACCCAATCACCTAACATCGGTGCTGAAAAATGTTTTGAGTGATTGATTGGATATACTGCTTGAGCCCAAGGCAAATTCTTTGTCGGTATTTCTTTACCATACCAACCAAATATCCTCACTTGGCAACGACCTAGTCCCAAAGGATCAACTCGGTTCTCTACAGCACCAACCCACCAAATAAAACCATTTAATCCAGCAAAATTATTAACTGTTTTTGACATCTCATTTTATCCTGTAAATCCAGCCGAAGCAGCATACTTTGTAGGTACACTATCTTTGGCCAGTTCCAATACTGTTTTATATTCATTCATAGTAATCATATGACGCACTGCTGTAATCAAATATTTGCCTGAGTAGTAAGAATCCGCTTTCTTAGATTCTGGTGTCAAAGACAATAAAGAAAAGTTTAAAGTTTGGCCAACTGTCAAAGCTGGATCTCCAGGCACCGATATCTTTATTCTAATATAATTGGTCAACGACAATTGTGCCGTTCTATGGGGTATATAAGTTTCAGCAAATATATCGGCAGCTGTTGCTGATCCTTCTACCGTACCACCTTCAACCTCTTCATCTTCAGGATCACGACCATTATTTTCTATGTATTCTACAATTTTTTGATTAAAATTTGAGAATGTTAATTTATAAACAGCTCTCGATGTATCTGTTAAACTGTCACCATATCGATTCGAATAATCATTGACAATAGGTGCTCTGTTCAAAGATTTTGATTTTTTGTCATATGATTTATAATCAAACTCTGTTGTTTTTAATCTTCGTGTTAATACATCAATCGACAACAAATGATTTGCAAATATTCCCGAATTAATTCCGTGTAATGTATCGAATGAATTCAATATCTCGTATGTGGTAACATTATATACATTACTGTGCATATTCTTCTCATCGGTATTTTTTGGATTATAACTGTAATTATAATATGGTGGTTGTGTCATCAACTTTTGTAACGACTTAAAATTGAAACCATATTTGTTTTCAAAAAACACCATGTCAGCACCAGGTACACCTGAAGATGGTCGAGCATAGTTTGACATCCAATTGATTGCATCAAATGGTTTGATTGTTGGTATATTGAAATCATATACACCATATGTTTCATCTATTTCCATTTTATCATCAGGTATACCCAATTCATTACTCAATATGTCATATACATTTTCAGATATGGTAGATTGTGGATATGATTTACAAATCTTATATTGTTCAGACAATAACATTTCTTCTGAACAAAAATATAAACAATACGATTCAGTATACATATTGTTTTCAAGTTTTCTTTTATCAACTTTGTATACACGGAATGTTTTATCAACTTCCGCCACACCATTTACTTTAGCAAAAGTCATTCTCAGAAATTCTGTACCATTCATACTCAACAACTCAATATAACCCATAGAATCTGCAACCATCACATATCCTGAAGCAGTATTGTTGAATATATCTTCGTGATACGATAGTTCAACCATGATATTCTTCAAGTCCATGTTTTGCACGGAATTGACCAACATCAAATTGACTAGAGCATAGTCCTTAGGATATAGAATACCTGCCATGGTTTATTGACTCATCAACTCTTTAAATTGGTTTTCTATTTGTGAGGCATAGATATTGTTGACCAAATATATTTTTCTTTTTCTTTCATTTAGTTCAACCTCATAATCATAGATACTCAAAGCTTTTATCGATATAATTCTTTGAACAACAGTACCGTTTGCAAAATTTTGTGTTATTGTTTCTGGTGTCAATGAATCATATTCTTCTTTATCGATAATCATTGTTCTAGAAGTCCTACCACCTTCACTATTGTTTGTGCCAAATATTTTTTGATAATGCTTTACTGTTTGTTGAGCATATGATATAACGCTTGGTACTTCGGCTTCTTCTGCTTCGGCAGCATACTTATCTTCAATATATATTTTTAACTGTTGTGATGTAAGAGGCCATTGCCATTGTGGATCAATAATTTGATTGGCATACAATACTAACCAATGCCTATTCACATCTCCGTAATATTTACTGGCCACAATCTCTGGTGTATCACCTTCTTGTATATCATAAGAATAAAATAATAAAGGATTGGTTAAAAGTGACGGAATGAACGTTGTTCTGGCCATTAAATTTGTGGCCAATACCGCATTGTTCTTGTAGTCACTCGATGCTACTTTTGGAAAATTTTCAAAATATAACATTAACGTAAACCTCCTTCGACACCGTAATAACCCTTTTGTATCTTGAGTTTGTCGAGTATCTCTGTTTCTTTAAATGTCATGGTTAGTGTGGTTTGTATTGGCGCACCGTCATCGTAAGCTGCCCAACCATTTGGTGCAAAATTAATATCAATGTCTGTTAATACACAATTTCCATATTTTGGTAGAAATGGATTTTCTTTACCATCAATCATAAACTCAACATTAAAGATTGATGGCGGCACCAAATACATTGAATCTGAAGAAACTTCTTTTGCGGAGATTAATGTTGGTGCAAAGTGATACTTGAATAGATTAACAATATAGTTTACTTCATTTGCTTCACCTTGTGAATTTGGTGTGAACACAAATGACAATTGAAAACTTCTTAGACCAATACCACGATAGATCATTTGTAACTGTGGATTGATTGCATATCCTTGGCCCTTTAACATAACATCTTCTAAAGCACCACCATTAACACCAGGAATACGACCAAGAACACCTTTAGTGATTAAAGATATGGCAGCAGGATCAGTAGATACAATGTTACCTACTTGTTTTAGGCCACTCATAATGCCAGATACACCGCCACCAGCACTATTGTATGCATCCATAACTGAACCACCAATTTGAGACCGTCTTTGAGCTAATTGGTCAAGTGTTCTGAGTGTGTTGATTGAAGAACCTAAATCTGTTAATCTTAATTCATCGTATGTTGAATTATATTGTGCATTGACTGTATCTGGCATATACAAAGATACAAATGCTTTAGGTTTAGTCCGTGTAGGAGTTACTTTTAATCCTTTTGTTATAACTTCTGAGAAAAATCCACCGCCACCAGATTCCTCGGTCAATTCATAAAGACCTGTGCTAGATTCTGTCCATGTGCTTTGTTCACCACTCATTGATTCTATTTCACCCACTAGGCCACCAAATCCAGGTAAACCAACAGATTCACCTTCAATCAATTCTTCATTCAAAGGAACTTGGCCACCACCAGCGTAATGTGCTGGTATGATTTCTGATATAGAAAACTGAACGTAATGAGATTTTGATGGACTTGTTGCTAAATCTGAAGGATACTTATATGTTTGAACTCCAAGACCTCCATACAGCAAAGCTAGTGGACTATTTGGGTTAAATAGACCTGATGGTATCGATACACCAGCTATAGATGTTGGAATGGATAAGATAGCCATTGATTCCTCTAAAAAAAGTTATACATATTATTTATGGCATATTCTGGACGATTTACACCTAAAAACCCCCAAAAGTATGTTGGGGATGCAAATAACATCATTTACAGGTCCTCATGGGAATGTAAGGTAATGTCTTGGCTTGATAGAAACGATAACATTGTTTCTTGGGCTTCTGAAGAACTTATTATTCCTTATATATCTCCCGTAGACGGTAGAAGGCACCGTTACTTTCCTGATTTTCTGGTCAAAGTTAAAACCCGTGATGGTTTAGTAAAAACTATGATATTAGAAGTGAAGCCAAAGAAGCAAACTGAGAAACCAGAACAAAGAAAAAGAATCACCAAACAATACATTAATGAGGTAGCCACTTGGGGAGTTAACCAAGCCAAATGGAAGGCCGCAACTGAGTTCTGCCTGGATCGTGGTTGGGAGTTCAAGATTCTAACTGAAGATCATCTGGGAATCAACTAAATAATCAAATGGCGTCTAAACTTACAACACTCGCAAAACAAAAATCGGCTGATGAAATTCAAACGATGTCGAAAGACTCGTTAAAATGGTTAAAATCTAAAATTTCTGATTTAGGAAATCCAGCAACCATACGATCAACCATCAACCGTGAAGATTTTAGACAAAAGAATAACTTTGGTCTAGGTGGACTATACTTTTTTTATTATAGTCCAATCGGTAAAAAAGATTTGCCTTATTATGATAAATTCCCTTTGGTATTGGTATTAGAGAAGTATTCAGATGGTATTTTAGGATTAAACCTACATTACCTACCATTACAGTATAGACTGGCATTTTTGGGAAAACTGATGGATTTCGCTGTCCTTGATAGGAAAGACGATATTAAGAAGATGAGAGTCACCTATGAGATTCTTGGCGCCTCCAAGCGGTTTAAAGAGTTTCGGCCATGTCTTAAAAAGTATTTGTATGGTCAAATCCAGTCAAAATTACTTGCCATACAGCCAAATGAATGGGACGTTGCGGCATATTTGCCTATTCATATGTTTGCCAAAGCACAGCCAGCCACAGTCTGGCAAGAATCACTGGACGAAATAAGGAAATAAGGAAAGTTTAAATGGCAATTTTCGATAACCTATTTGGCAATATTGGCCTTTTTGGTAACGAACCAGGCACTAGTGGTAGTATTAACGATTTCAAATCAAGTTTTGTTACTGACGTTGCAAGACCAAACAAATTTGATGTGGAGATACCTGTACCTATCACATTGATACCTTTTAGAGGTATGTCAAGAATATTAAAGATGCGCTGTGAGAACGCAGAATTGCCAAGTAGAACATTTGCTACAGCAGATAGAAAAATAGGTTCTAATCCCGTTGAAAAGTTTCCGTATCAACCAACATACAATGATGTAGCGTTAACATTCATTGTTGGTGATGATATGAATGAAAGAATATTCTTTGACACATGGCAAGAATTTATAAACCCAACCTATTCGTTTAACTTTACATATAAAACTGATTATGTTTCAAACATCACAATTAATCAGTATGATGTAGAGAATGATAAAAGTTATTCTGTAACATTGATAGATGCTTATCCAGTTTCAGTCAATCAATTAGATTTAGATTGGTCGGCTGATGGACACCACAAACTAACCGTTGTGTTTGCCTATTCGTATTGGATGAATAACTCTGTTCAAGCATTAGGCACATCATTATTGTTAAGTGTTATATCTAGAATCACTGCTGCTTTAGGTGGCATTGGTTCATTAGGCACTTTTGGTGATGAAGCAGATTTAGATAATCCTTTTACAACAATTGGAAATGACAACACAGGTAGAAGTGGTTATGATGGTTACGATGATTCTGGATCCTCATGGTTTGGTGGTTCAGATGATTTAGTGGAAGAACCTTTTCCTTTAGAGTATGAATCAGGCCAAGATTATTATGAAGAAAGTGGTCCGTTTCAATATTCAGAATGGGACGGTTATTAATAATTTTTAAGGAGTGATAATAAAATGGCTTTACCAAAAATTGATTCGCCTGTATATGAAGTAGATTTACCGTTATCAAAGAAACACATTCGATTCAGACCGTTTCTTGTAAAAGAACAAAGAAACCTAATGATGGCGATGGAGTCGGATGATAAAGAAACAATTGAAAAGAATATTCGGCAAGTTTTACATAATTGCACATTGACACCAAACGTTGATATTGATTCATTACCAATTATTGACGTTGAGTTTTATTTTATTAATCTCAGAGCACGATCAGTTGGTGAAGTAATTGAAACCAAATATCGTTGTGAGAATGAAGTTAATGAAAAACCTTGTGGTAATTTAATGGATACATCTATTAATCTTTTAGATATTAAGGTTGAATACAAAGAAGATGCCAAAGATATTATTCAATTAACTGATGCGATTGCAATCAAGTTGAAATATCCAGAATTTTCTTTGTTAGAAAGAGCAACAAAATTTAATAGTGCCACCGATATGGCATTTCAAATGATTGTTGAGAGTATCGAATATATCTTTGACGGTGAACAATATTACTATGCCAAAGAGACCGATCCAACAGAAATGATTGAGTTTGTCGAATCTCTGAATCAAGATCAGTTTGCAAAAATAGAAAACTTTTTTAATAACTTACCAACAATGAATAAAGTTATTAAAACTACTTGTAGTAAGTGTGGTTATAACCACACGATAGAGGTGGAAGGGTTAGACAATTTTTTCGGTTAACATTTCGTCATGACAATTTAAGAAATTATTATAAAACAAACTTTTCTTTGATGCAACATCACAAGTATAGTTTAACTGAACTTGAAAATATGATACCTTGGGAACGTGATATCTACGTTAATATGCTTATACAATTTATTGAAGAAGAAAACGAAAAGATAAAACAAAGACAAGGTAAATGATAAGCAATTACGAAAGAGCAGCTGCCACAAGAAAACGAGGTGTCTTAGGTACAATTACCAATAGACTAACCTCAGGCCAAGGTGTTGGTCAATCGATTGGTGGTGGTATATCAGAATCTTTTAAAGCCAGAACAACTGGTCTAAAAGAGAAATTTGACCCGTTAAACATAGCAAAAATGTTTACGGGTAATCTTGGTGTTGGTCTATTGGGTAAAATTACTGGTAGAAGTCCTGAAGATATGCAATACTTTGCAAACAAAGGACGAAAAAAAGGTGATAAAGAATATTCTATTACTCGGCCACAAGAAACAAAGGTCGGTAATGTTGAAACTGCTTTCTATACCAATATCAGAGAAGGTCAAAGAAGTTCTCTACAAAAAGGCGACAATGTTGCAACCGTGGCAGCCAAATTGGCCAATACAATAAAATTCTTTTATGAGAAAGAAAATCTCAATAGAGAATTAGAACACAACTTTGAAGAAGAAATAGAATCCGAAGATCAAAGACGCCACGATAATTTAATTGCTGAAATTAAAAAATTAAAAGATAAAAAGCCCACAAAGATTGATATCGATAAAACTAAAAAAGATTTAAATATTGAACAACCTACTGTAACCACACCACCAACACCAAAGCCAGCAGAACCTAAAACAGAAGCCGCTGTTGTTACTGCCGCAGTTGTAGCTGCACCAGTTGCAGCTCGTGTTATCACTAAAGCTAAAGAAATTCCAGCTGTATCATCTGCCATTAGTAAAGCCAAAGAAATTGTTAAACCTACAACAGTTACACCCAAAGTAACAAAAGAAACACCATCTATACCAACAGAAATTAAACCACAAGCACCAGTAGCAACAAAAGTTCCAACACCTTCCGCAGGAGGTGCTGCAGCAATTGGTGGTACAGCTGCAGTGATCGCCGGTATCGGAACAGCATTGGCTGAAGTTGGTATAACCAATGAATATGCACAGAAAGCCATTTTAGGCAACGTCAGTAAAGAATCTGGTTTCGGTGCAAAGTATGAAACTGGTTACGGTAAAACTTCAAACGATAGAATTCGTAAAATATTTGGCAGTAGAGTTGCAAACCTATCTGATGAACAGTTAAATGAAATCAAAAAAGATGATTCTAAATTCTTTGAAACAGTTTATGGTTATCAAACTGAAAAAGGCCAAGAATTAGGTAATAAAGAACCTGGTGACGGATTCAAATATCGTGGCCGTGGTTTAATTATGTTGACAGGTAAAGATAATTACAAAAGAATTGGTAAACAAATTGGTGTTGATTTAGTTTCCAATCCAGACTTAGTGTTTGATTCAAAAATAGGACCAAAAGTTGTTGCTGCCTTTGTTAAGAACAAATTAGGTGATAAAGTAAACTCATTTAAGAGTCAGTCTGAGGCCAATAAAGAAGTCACTAAGGCCGTGGTTGGTGCTAGTGTTGATTTGACAAAGGGTTTTGGTGCTGAACAGATGGCCAAAGTTGAAGCGTATACAAATGCACCATCAGGTGACGCAGTGTATGCCATGTCTACACAAAATAAAGATTTAAAAGAACAGGTGCCTGTAACAAATGTTGCAGTAAATAATACAAAAACATTCATTAATTCCGGTGGTGGTCAACAACCACAAATTATAAGTACCACAGTAATGGATGATTCTCCAATGTTAGCTACAATGTAAAATGGTTACAATAAAAACAATAGGTCAAGATACTTTTTCGTGGAATCCAAATGCCTTTAATAAGAAAGGCCATTGGTTTCTTTTGGCTGAAACTGGCAGTTATATTCGACCAGCTACAAAGAAAGAGATGTCCCAACTAGGTAAACCAAAACAGCAGGACACTATCGAATCGACCGATAAAAAGATGTCATATCAGCAGGCATCTAAGATTAGAAAGAAATCTCTCAAAGACTTAATTACTGAAAAAATAATAGAAGGCCAAGAAGGTGTGTTTTCTTCTATTCGTTCCAGTATATCAGAAAAATCTCAAGCACGATCATTAGGATTAAAAGAAAAATTCGATCCTTTAAATATTGCCAGAATGTTAACTGGTGGTTTTGGTTCTGCTTTACTTGGTGGTATGACAGGAAGAAGTAAAGAAGATATTAGTTATTTTTCTGGTAAAAAAGTAAAAGAAACTAAACAAAAACCAGCATACATTAACGAAAAATTAAACAAATCTGATGTGGGTTTATATTCTTCTATTGCAGAAGGTAATACACAGTCTATGAAAAAAGGTGATGGTATTGCTACCATATTGGCTCGCATGTATAACATGATAAAAGCTGAACAGATTAATTCTTTAAAGAGATATCAAATAGAAAAGAGTTTTAAAAAGATTCGTGAGAAAGAAAAAGAAAAACGTAATAAAGAATTGATTGAAGCAATTAAATCTTTAGGATCTTTTGTAACTGTAAAAGCTGTAGAGAAAAAACAAGAAGGTGGTGGTATTATTGACTTTATCAAAGGTCTAATCGAATCAGCAAAAAATATGTTATTGGGAGTTGTAACGAGTATATGGAATGGATTATGGTCTTTGCTTGGGCCACTATTTACGTTTGTAGGTGAAATAGCAGCTGCAATAGGATTAAAAAAGGCTTTTGATAAAATAAGAGGCATTAGAACTCCAACTGCACCAGCAGAGCCTAAACCTGCTGAGCCAAAGCCAGCTGAACCTAAGCCTGCTGAACCAAAACCAGCAGAGCCTAAGCCAGCTGAACCTAAACCAGCAGAACAAAAACCTGCTGAACCGAAACCAGAAGAACAGAAAAAGACCGAAGAAAAAACTAAAAAGACGGCAGAAAAGGCCACCAAAAAAGGCAAAGAGAAATACGAAGAAGAAAAGAAAACCACAAAGGTAGAAAAGGTTGAAGAAAAACCAAAAGCAACAAAGATATCGAAAATATTAAAAGGTGCTAAAGGTGTATTAAAGTATTTTGCTAAGCTACCTTTCATTGGTGGTATTGCTGGTGCTTTTGAACTCATGGATACAATGAAACAGGCGATTGCTGACCGTGAAGAAGGTAAGATAGATGATAAACAATTACGAGAGATTATGGTATCAAGTGCAGCACAGATAATTGCCGCTGGTGCTGGTACTTCTATGGGTGCAACGATAGGCGCAACGATTGGATCGGTTGGTGGCCCAATAGGTGCTTTCTTAGGTGGTGCAACTGGCGCAGCATTGGGTTATGTTGGTGGTAAGAAGGCAGGTAAAGCAATTAGTGAAAAACTATTTGAACATATTGCAAATTCTAGTGCTGATGTGGAACCTATGGTTACTGCCACACCAGAAGAAAATAATAAACCTGTAGAGCCCGTTTCAACAGAAACTCCAAAAGTAAATCAAACGGCACCTGCAGCCGCACCAACAACATCAGCAACACCAAAAGTTTCGGCACCTGCACCAATGGTCACACCAGTATCTTCTAGTGGTGGTACTGATACACGATTAGAATCTACAATGAGTAAGAATGCTGAAATTAAGATGGCAGCCAAACCTTCTATGAGCACAACAGTTATCGATAACTCTCAAACTATTGGTAACGGTTCTGGTGGCGGTGGTAATATTTCTGTAGAGACCACAGTTTCTACTCGAATAGATGATCCAACACTACTCAGAATTCAACGGCAGAACATGCGGCCAGTATAAAATAAAAAACCCCGCCGTAGCGGGGTCTAAACCAACTTCTGAGGAAAGGAGTTTTGGTTTAATTTTCTTCAGCTAGCTTACTGAAATAAGCCATATCATCATCTTCTTCTAAATCAGGTTCAACTTCACGCTGAACTTTCTTAGGTGCTTCTTTGATTTGTTCAACGGTTGTTTTAGCGGCAGGTACTTCACCATTTAAACCGAGAACCTTATCAAGGCGTTGTTTCAAAACATCATATGATTTGAATTCTTTATCACCAATCATCTCAGTTAGAGAGTATTGTGATTTCCAAACCTTCTCTAGTTCTTCATCATCATTCAACAAAGCCGATGGTGATTCGAACTCAGACTTATCATAATTCTGATAGCCTTCAACTTTACGAATCTTTAACTTGAAGTTGGCACCTTTCCACAAATCAAATGGATTGATTGCTTCTTCATCAGCAAACTGTGGATTCATGGCTTCAGAAATCTTATCAAAGATTTTCTTACCAAACTTAAACAAGAATACTTTACCTTCATTTTCAGGATGTTTCGGATCAGAAACAACATAAATGTTAGCGATGTAATTTAGTTTACGCTTTTGTTTACGAACAATTTCTTTATTCGCTTCGATGCCAGAATTCCACAATGCAGTATTGTGTTCACATACTGGACATTTTTGTTCCTTGGTTGTCAAGCAGTTGTCAATTAACCAACCACCAGGACCTTGGAATCCGTGTGAGAACATCTTAACCCATGGCAAACCATCTTCACCATCTTTTTCAGATGCGGGAAGAAAACGAATTGTAGCCATGCCGTTACCAGCTTTGTCTACTTCACATTTCCAAAAATTATCGGGTTTATCGGAACCTTCTGCTGTGGTATTGAGTGCCTCGATTGCTTTAGATAGTTTGTCGAGGTTGCCAGATTGGCGTTTGAGATTAGCAAAACTCATAGTATTTCCTTTCGTATAAACGGAGTATTAACGGTATATAAAAACGACTTATCCACATTATTCATTATATAATAGTATTTATCCAATGTCAAACATACATTTTCAAAATACCGAGTGTGGTTATGGTATCTGTGTGAAGTATACCAACACCACCTT